TTTTACGTGGTAAAATGGCGCCAAATAAGGGTTTACCCTTATTGGTATTGGTTATTTACAAATTTTGTAAATAAAATAAAATGCACCCGCAATTACAACCGCATGAAACAAAAACACCAAGGCCAGCCAGGTAATAACTCCGCCTGCAAGCCAAATCAAAATGGTTTCCATAATCTTTCCTTTAGAGTATGTAAGTTTCCAGAAACTCGGTTTCTGACAGTATGGTCAGGTTCTGATCCTGGGGAACGTCGTCTGAATCGAACCAGGTTTCGTCATTACCATCGCACAGATTCACATTATGTGCATCCTGCAATTCTCGCACGTCCCGGGTGGAAAGCCTGTTAGTATCGCGGCATACCGCATCGGCAAAACTCGGGTTCAAAAAACCATCGTCAAATGTAAGCATTACAGGTCCTTTACAAAAGCCAGATAACCCTGGCGGTTATAGAAAATGATTTGCGAAACCCCCTCCTGCTTGATGGTTTCGCAATCACGGATTGAAAAGTACGGGCCGCCCTTTACTTGAAAATCTTTTCCGGCCTGCCAATCCTTTTCAGTGGCATCACGCCCGTAAGCACCAACCGCCACCAAGTAATCACGGTCAAACCCCGACATGTTTCATCCTCAAGAATTTGCGAAAAATACACCCGCTGCGGGTTTTATGTTTGCTGGCACGACCTCGCAGCAGTTTGCCGTTATAAAACCGGCTTGCTATTGGCCAGAGCGGCAAAAATCTTGCGCAAGGCAGTTTTATTTGCCTTGGTGAGAGATTCAATCTCCGATTCCGACATTTTCAACACTGCGCCGATGGCATCGGCGGTTTGATCCTTCTTTTCCACGGTTTCGCCGGTCTTGGTTTTGTAAACCTTAGCCTTGTAAACACCTTCGCGAGACAGTTTCGCGATAATCGAACGGGCGGTTTTGCCCATGTTTTCCGCGATGGTTTCCACGGTGACACCGGCTTGATAGTCGGCAACCACCTGGGCGGTTTGTTCGGCAGTGTAGTTCACAACCACGGTTTTAGCTTGAGCCATTTTTCAGTATCCTTTTAGGGAACAAACGGAAACTTTTGCGATTGCTCGGCGTTTCCTGAACCGATGAATCTATTATCAGTCACTTTTGATTCTGTGTCAACACCTACTTTTTTAGGGGTCTTTGGCAGCGTCATCCCGACGTGGCCTGAATCGTGCGTGTTTTTAAAGAACTGTCTGAACAACCGACAAAAGAATAATAACCGATTCCAGCGCGCCAGGCAACACCTATTTTTTGTGGGGTCTTTCGCTAGCACAATTCGACCAGGCCCACTAGCTAGGGAAAGCACCTATGCTTTATTTTTGGCCCGGGCCAGATTCTGCGGTTTTACAGTGTATAATTTTGGCGCCCGGCCCATAGGCTGTGCCTATGGTCTGCCAGGCGGCCATTGGAAAAAACAATGGCCAGGCCGCTTGACGCGGCCCCAATTTTACTGGTAAAATTGGCGCCCGAATAAGGGTAAACCCTTATTCGCCTGGTTAATATTAAATAAATTCCTCGGTTACTTTTAGAATCCGCGGAATCCAATCTTGGCCATCGTATATTGCATTAGTATTAATCTTGTGAAGCAAGCCTTGGGCAGTTTTAATATCTTCGATACCATCCACATATACATCCTCGATAATATCGGAACCGGATTCTGTCCACACAATTTCATAAGTAACAGTCATTTGTCAACCCCTTTAATATAAATGTTTTCCAGGTTTAATACGTTGCCCAATGCTTTAGCCTGTTTCCTGAATTCTCGGCCGTGAATCTCCACAATACCATTCTCGGCCTGCCAAGCATGAATAAACTCGTGAACTATCAGGGTATTCAAACACCGGGAATCAGTGTGCAGATTGTCCACGCTAACCCGGATTAAATGCGAAACCAGTTTGCCCTGCCTGACCATTTGATAATACTCGGCAGCATTACCCTTTAACCTGGGCTTCAATACTATTTTATAGGGCTTCTCCAGCTGGAGAAGCCCTATCGTTTGACGGATAAGGTCGTGCATATTATTTCACCGAGTAATGATTCTTCACCTGAAAATCACGCCACACATAAGGGGTGATTTTATCTTGCCATTTCTTTTTCTTCAGAATCTCCACCAGAATTGGCAGCTCAAAATCTCGGGCATCCTCCAGCGCAGTATGTGGTTCTGCCTTAAACTCGCCACCGATAAACCCTGCCACCATTTCTGCGGTAGTTTTCATCGACATATTGCCGTGACCCGTGGGAGTGTTGAAACCGTGATTGTCAAGCACAAACTGTTTATACTGTTTGGTATTGCAGATGTTACCAACGGCAGCTTGCCACAAACAGAATGAGCTAGAAAACCCCGACAAATCAATCTCAGTATTCACACACTTATCCTTGTCGAAACTCAGATTATATGCCGTCAATTGGGGATTATATTTGCCGATGGCCTGCTGAATCCAACGGTTGATGGCATTAACCGATGCCAGCATGCGAGTGCCAGAATCCAGCATATTGCAATAAGCGGTTTTCCGCTTTTCCAGTCCACCATAACCCCAAATGTCATTAGCATGTTTGTCGTGGAACAATTCATGCGTGCCATAATGACCGTTAATCAAAACTGCCATTTGATTATAAATCTTGCCTTGACGGTCACAGATAATAATACCCAAATCAGCCACGGTATTTTCCATGGTGGTTTCAGTATCGAGAATTGCGAAGTATTGCTTTTTGGCCATGAGGTTTACCCTAGGTTGCCTGGTGGAACCGCCACCGCGGGTTGAGCAACACGCCCAACAAAACAGATTCTAGCAGGGAACAAAGCCCCTGTAAAGTGTAGAGTTAATGACCCTGTTTGCTGGGAACGTAAACGCCCCGGATATTGAAATAGTCGCAAACCGTTTTGAGATAGGTTGCATTATCCTCATAAAAGCACCAATCCGCAGACTGGAATGCTTGATAATACTTGCGCAAACCCAATACTTTGAGCAAACCACCCGAACGTGAATCGTTTGCGGGACGCGAGACGATGGCATCCGGCAGACCCAAAATTTCCCGAATAAATTTGCGATCGGGTGAATTCAATACTCGCGCAGTGGCGACGATTACATAGCAGTTTTCATCCTGCAAATCCTGCTTATATTGCATGGCAAGGGGCAGCAGACTATCGTCGCCTGCACGATACTCATTCTCGCGCCAGTATGGCAGGTCAATGCGTTCGATATTATCTGGGCCAATAATGGTACGATACCGATGCAAACTGCAAACAATAGTGCCGTCCATGTCATAAACCTGAACCCGAGAAACTGTTTTCATGCTGTAGCCTTGTTTGTGTGAAGCACCGATAATAGCACAGGTTGACCAGGCGGGCAACACCCTACACCAGGCAGGGTCTTGTGCTAGCACAGGTCGGCCAGGCCCACTAGCTAGGGAAAGCACCTAGAGATATTTTTGCCACCCAGGCCGGATTCAGCTGTTTTTTAGGGTATACTAACAGTGCGGGGTGCGCCTACAAATTTTTGGCGCCAATAAGGGTTTCCCCTTATTATTATCTGCGCATGTTTGAAATATCTCGGGCAGCGTCCTGGTTAAACACAGGAACCGCATTTGATTTGTGCATGGTGGCCACGCCCAGCATTTGATCACCGGTATATTGTTTTGGATTTACTTTTGCAGTAGATCCTTGAAACTTTCTGCGGAATTCTTCCGCAGATACAGTGCTGGGTTTCAAGCCCGGAGTTTCCAGAATTTCATACCGCAAGCGTACACGAGAGTTTTTCATTGTGTTTCCTTTACCATAATCATCACAAGCACCAGCGGCGTGCTGGCCAGCATGGAAACCAGAATCATACTCCAGATCATATTACGTCAGCCTGAAAAATGCAACCAAGTTAGCACACAGAAACGCCAGAGAATATACGCTGCAATCATCATCACAGAATATGCTCCAGAATGAGCTGGCCAAAAAACATATGATGCCAGGCAGCACAAAACCCAGGGCACAAAACCACGCGCCACCGACTGCCAAGAGTGAAGGGAAATTTTCCATATTATCGGCGGTTAGCTTTTTGAGCTTCCCAAAGTGTGTTAGTCATTTGATGGCATCGACTAGGCTGGATGCCAAGTGAGATCATAACACGCCGCCACGGCTCGCCGTGGCCTTTTTCTTGAAAAAGATCCCATGCCGCTTGGTGGCAAACCTCATGCGGAATTGTGTCCTGCACAAAGTGAAACGGATGTTCTGTAAACAATTGTGTTGACAGGTCAATTTTTCTCTGAGTGTAAAAGCTGCGGCCTGCGGTAGTCTTCAAACGTGAGTTAAGCATCACTATGGGGCAGGGTTCGGTCAACCCCGGGTAAACCCTAGCCAGGTTCGCCCAGGTGGTGGCCACGGTTTTGTGGGCCAGTGCGAGAAGTGTTTTTTGATCCATGCGGTATTCTCGCCTAGTGCCTGCCAGGTTGCCATAGGTGAAAACACCTAGAAAAAAGTTCTTGCGCTGGCCCGAAATTATATGATATAATTTTGGCGCTAAAAAGCCCCACAGTTGGTGGGGCTTTTGCTTAATCCAGAATCCAGCCATCCTCCTGCAATTGCTCACGCCCCTCGGGTGTACTGCGCATGTGTGCCATGTAATCATCCAGCGCCGTCAACCCTGCCATCAAAACCCCACGGTCCGTGTGGTCAACCCAACGAGGGCGGATGCCGTGCACGTCTTTGTAGTAGTCTGAGAAGATGCCCGCCAGTTCACGGGTTTGCAGCAGAGTATAGTCCATGTTAGTTACCAATCAAATCGGGGATTAGGGTTATACCAATTTGCAGAATCTTCCTGTTCCAGGTCCAGTTCCACAAACACCCACGATACCGGCACTTCCAGCACGCGTGCAATAGTTTCGGGTTCCATGCCTGATTCCAGCATTTCCTGAATTTGCACGCTAAGATCACTGAGTTTTGACATATCAAGGTTCCTTTGTTGATCCGATGACGTAGTATAAAGCACAAAAACCAGTCACGTCAAGACCTACATTTTGTGTGGTCTTTTGCCAGATCGGTCACAGCATGCGCTATACTCTGTTCACACCAACACAGGAACGCACCATGCCTGACCTTACCACCGCTCAGTTTCAAGCCATCACCACGCGCTTCGGCAACAACATCGACGTTTACCCGGCTAATCGATGCTGGGTCGTTGTGTGTGGGCGTGTTAGCTATTACGTGTTCTTTGAAGGCGATCATATCACCTGTGTAATTATTGATTGAATGCCATAGGGGGAAACCCCTATGGTTGCCCTTCACACAATCAACGAGAATCATCTCATGACATCACAAGCACTCACCACAAAGCTGGCCGCCCAGGCTCTCGCCATCGCGTTGTTCAAAGCCTACGCAGCGCATCGCGTTGCGCAGAGTGCGCAATAGGTAGAAACCCTAATAGGGTTGGCCCTATTAGGACTTACCCTACCAGGGCCGGTTATCGGACACCGGGTTTACCCTAAGGTCTGGGGCCCACCCACACGTGTAATTTTTGAAATTTTTCACAAAATTTTTGGGTGCCAAAGCACCTACCGGCACCTTAAAAATATACTTGATAAATTTTCTAGAATCATGTAAAATACAAAAAATGGAGGAAATTTTATGAACTTGCATGAATTGTTTACATATGACGACGGATTGCTGTATAAGAAAAATACTAATTTTATATATTCAAGTATTAACAAAGATGGGTATAACAGAGTAGTTATAGATAAAAAAGAATATAGAGCACATCGCATAATCTGGGAAATGTTTAACGGTCCTGTACCTGAAGGCATGATTATAGATCATATAGATGGCGATAAATTAAATAATAGAATAGAAAACTTGCGGGTATGTACGCATGTTCTTAATTCTAATAACAGAGTTTTTAAGAAAACTAGTAATTTACCCGTAGGAGTTCGAAAGCACCGAGGATGTTTTGAAGCCAGAATACGCTTCAACAATAAAGAGATTTATCTAGGTAGGTTTAAAACCGCAGAAGAGGCAGGTAACGCCTATAGTACAAAATCAACAGAACTTAGAAGTAGCTTCTTATTTAAAGAACAATTATGAAAAACCTACCGAGTCAACACCCCGCGGAAGTGCTTGAGATCTCACCTGAAGCATTGGAAATTGCCAACTGTTACCTGGTAAAACAGTCAGCACAAGAAGTCGCTGATGAACTCTCAGTGTCCACTGAGCTAGTCACAAACATACTAGCACGCAGAGAAGTCAAAGCCTACATCGATCAGGTGTTTTTTGACACAGGCTTCAACAACCGATTCCGCATGCGTGATGCCATGGACGCCATCATACAAAAGAAGTTTCAAGAACTAGACGAAGCCGATGTAGGCTCGTCAAAGGATATCCTAGAAATCTTGGCACTGTCCCACAAAATGACCATGGAAACCCTAGACCGCCAGATTCAACTGGAAAAGTTAAAAGGGTCAAACTTGCGCACTCAAACCAACATTCAAATCAATGAAACTGGTGGCTCAAATTATCACCAACTCATTGAACGGTTGGTCAAGTCCAATGCTTAAAGTTTCACGCTCAGACATTTCCGCAGAGCTGATCACGGAGTATCCAGCAGATCAGCGATTCATTAAATTGCCTATTGCAGGATACTTGAAGCTTTTAAACTTCAACGGTCAGAACGTCTATGATGAGTTAAACCGTCCGCAAATTGCCCTAATCAACGCAGCTAATTCACCGCAATACCGTTTCATCTGCGCTGCCTTATCACGACGACTGGGCAAAACTTTCATTGCCAACGTAATCGGACAGCTGGTTACCTTGATCCCAGGCTCAAACGTCTTGATCATGTCGCCGAACTACAACCTGAGTTCGATCTCGTTTGAGCTGCAACGTAGATTTATAAAGCACTTTGACCTAGAAGTAGCCAAGGACAATCTGAAAGACAAGGTGATTGAACTGGAAAATGGTTCCACCATCCGCATGGGTAGTATCAGCACAGTAGATTCATGCGTGGGCCGCTCGTACGACTTGATTATATTCGACGAAGCTGCCCTAGGCTCAGACGCAGAAAACGCTTTCAACGTGAGTTTGCGTCCTACCCTAGACCGGCCCGGATCAAAAGCCATTTTCATTTCCACCCCTCGCGGAAAGAACAACTGGTTTTCAAAGTTCTTTCAGCGTGGGTTCAGTTCAGATTATCCCGAGTGGATTTCTTTGCATGCAGACTACACAGAGAATACACGAATGCAAGAGTCAGATGTATTAGAAGCACGCAGAGCCATGTCGCCTGCTGAATTTGACCAAGAGTACATGGCCAGCTTTAACACCTTTGAAGGTCAGATCTTTGACTTCCAAGAAACTTCAGTGCAAGAGTTTACACATCACGACGGTTGCGAGTACTTTGCAGGTTTAGATCCCGGCTACAGGGACCCCACTGCATTTTGTGTGCTGGCGTATTCGCCCCTGGAAGATGCATTCTGGGTAGTAGACGAGTATCAAGACGCACAGGCTGTGACCGCAAAGCACGCAGAGAAGTTATCAGAGTTTGTGCAGAAGTACGGGCTGGAAACCATCTTCATTGACTCAGCCGCCGCACAGTTTGCAGCTGACTTGGCATACACCTACGACATTGCTACTATCCGGGCCAAAAAGGACAGGCTGCCAGGCATTGCTTATGTGCAGACTCTGGTAGCTCAAAACCGGCTCAAAGTAGCTCCCCACTGTGCTGTGACCTTGCAAATGCTGGACCAGTACAAATGGGACGACCGTGAAACGCTCACACAAGAAAAACCCAAACATGACGAACACTCGCACATGGCAGATGCACTCAGATACGCACTGTACACCTACACCCTGTAAAAGTTTTAACATGTTTGGGCTTTGTGGTTGAAAAAATTTTCAGGTTGACTGTTTGTTGCCTAGGTGCTATAATAAGAAAGTTTAAAAAATTGGCAAAGAAATGACAATCGGTATATACAGACTAATATTTGAAGGCACTACTAGCTGTTATGTAGGACAAAGTATAAATATAGAAACTAGATTTCGTCAGCATATAGCTAGTTTAGTATCAGGTACTTGTAATATTAAAATGCTAGATGCATACAGGAGTTTTGGACTTCCTGTGTTAGATATACTCTGTGAATGTACAGAATCAGAATTAGATGCTTTAGAAATAGACGCTATAGAAATATTTGATTGCGTGAATAACGGATTTAATATGATAGCTACTACTACCCCCAGTAGTAGTGGAGAGCAACATCCTCGTTGTATCTACTCAAATGAAAAAATCCTTGAAGTAGCCAAACTATTAAGTATTAGTACAAATAAAGCAAAAGATATTTCTGATAAAACCGGAGTATCTTTTCACGTAGTACAAGATATAGCTAGTCTAAAAGCCCATGGCTGGATTAAAGATGTAAATTCTGAATTATATGATAAACTAGTGTCCTTAAAAGGAGCTAGAAAAAATCCAAAAACCGTTCAGGATAGGGGTATAGAGTATCCTACTGTAGTTTGTCCGAAACAAAATACTTATAATATAACTAATTTAAAAGTATTTTGCGAAGAACATTCTCTAGACAGATCAAACTTTAGGCGTATGCTAAAAGGCCAGAGTAAGATTTGCCAAGGATGGAAGTTACTTACAAATGGCTAAGAATACAGGTAACAACAGAATTGCAGTTAAATGGATTCGAGACAAGGCTAAGTCAGCCTATGATAAAAAAGACCACTGTGCAATTTGCAATACCACAGAAGACCTAGAATTACACCACACCCACTCCATTACTCTGCTGCTGAACAACTGGGCCGAAAAAATGCACTATGACATTTCCACGGATTCAGGAATCTTAGCTGTACGAGATGAATTTATCGAACAACACCGCAAGGAAATCTACGATGATGTGTTTACACTGTGTAACCCTCACCACGTAGCTTTACACAGTGTCTACGGTAAAGCTCCAGCTCTTTCTAGCGCCAGCAAGCAAGGTACATGGATTGAAAAACAACGCGCAAAAGCTCTAGGTGAACCACAGGAGAAAAAGCCTGGGACGAGCTTGAGTTCCTTTGCACGATTTTACAAAGGAAAATCATGAGCTGGTATGATCCCAGAACTTGGTTCACACCGTCTGAAAAGCTAAACCCTGCTCAAGAAGTTATCGCACGCCAAGAAGGAACTTTTATTGGTTCCGGCTATCAAATAACTTATGCACAGGCTTTTGACAATTTAGAGTGTGTGAACCGCGGTGTTAACATGATTGTTAGCGCCTGCAGTAGTTTAGACTACGACGTAAAAGACAAGAAAATTGACGGAGTGGTACAAGGTGTACGACAAAAGCAGTTAAATAACTTGCTTAATTTTACAGCCAACCCCTATCAAAGTGCTCAAGACTTCCGAAACAACATATTCACAGACTTCTTACTAGAAGGCAACATATTCTTGTACTGGGACGGTGTGCATTTATACCACTTGCCAGCTTCACGAGTAACAATTGAAACAGACACAAAAACCTTTGTAAGCGGTTACCGTTACATGGGTCAGATAATGTTCAAGCCTGATGAAGTTTTACACATAAAAGACTTGAATTCTCAAAGCATTTACCGAGGCATCAGCAGATTGCAAAGTGCAGATCGCAACATCAAGATCATGTACAAAATGCAAACATTCCAAGAACAGTTCTTTGAAAATGGTGCTGTTACAGGTTTGATCTTAACCTCAGAAAATACACTGAGCCAGGTTGCAAAAGACAAAACAATTCAAAACTGGCAAACTCGTTACAGTCCTAAAAATGGTGCTCGCAAGCCCATGATCTTGGACTCGGGTTTGAAGCCGTTTTCAAGTATGACGCAGTCGTTTTCTGAAATGGATTTTGACAACTCCATTAAAACACACGATGCAAAGATTTTAAAGGCTTTAGGTGTGCCGCCTATTTTATTAGACGGCGGCAACAATGCCAATATTAATCCTAACCTGCGTTTGTTTTACTTAGAAACAGTAATGCCAATTGCAGTGAAGTTTACTTCAGCAGTTGAACGCTATTTTGGTTATGACATTCAGCCTATTACAGCAAATGTCAGTGCCTTGCAACCAGACTTAAAAGACATTGCATCGTATCACACAACTTTAGTAAACGGTGGTATTTTATCACCAAACGAAGCGCGTGTTGAACTACGATACGACCCAAAACCCGGAGCCGATGACTTGAGAATTCCAGCTAATATTGCTGGGTCTGCAGTAGATCCAGGTGTAGGGGGTGCGCCCAAGAAACCCCCAGCAGCTGACGAGGCTGCGTGAAAGGAAAATTATGGATAAAACAAAAGTACTATACTTAAATAGTGCTTTTTCCATAAAAGATACAAAAGATGCCTTACCCTCAGCTACAGATGTGATTGACTCAATCTTCATCGAAGGCTATGCTAGTACAAACGACGTAGACCGCGCAGGCGACGTGGTGAGTACTCAAGTATGGGAAAAAGGAATTCAAAACTATCTTAAGAACCCTATTATTCTGGCTCAGCATGACCATGACGACCCTGTTGGACGCATGGTTGACTACAGAGTAGACTCAAAGGGCTTATGGATTAAAGCAAGAGTATCAGCAGCCGCTGAAATTTTTAATTTAGTAAAAGACAAAGTATTAACAGCGTTCAGTATCGGATTCCGAGTAATTGACGCTGAATATAATGCTGCAAGCGAAATATTTATGGTAAAAGAACTGGAACTAGTCGAGATTTCGATTGTGTCGGTTCCTTGCAACCAAAATACGATTTTTAGTTTGGCCAAGGCGTTCTCACATGCCGAGGAGTACAACGAGTTTAAGAAGCAATTTGCAGTTGCAGGTAATGTAGCTAAAGGGCTAGAAACCAACACAACGGCAAACAGCACAACATCAAAGGAATGGAACATGAATCCAGAAGAAATCAAGCAAATGCTAGCTGACGCCGCAAAGAGCGCTGCTGAGCAAGCAACCAAGTCACTACTAGCTGCACAAGCCGAGCAAGCTGCTCAAGCCGAAGCAGAAGCCAAGGCTCAAGAAGAATTTGACGCCAAGGTAAAGGCCGCTGTTGCTGCCTCAGTAAAGACTGTGGATACCGGTGCAGAGCGTCTACTAGCTGAAGTTACTCAGCGTCTAGAAGCCCAAAGCCAAGAATCAAAGTCAGCCCTAGCTGGTCTAGAAGCTGTTCTGAAGGAAAAGGCTGACGAACTTGCCAAGCTACAAGCTTCAAAAATGAGCTTCGGCGACAACAAGAACCAAGCAGGCCCAACTTACGCTGAAAAAGAAAAGGCAGTTCTACTAGCCAACTTCACACGTAAGACTATTGCCGACACCAAGTTTGGTCAAGAACTAGTTCAGAAGTATGGTCAGCACCTACCCTCAGCTACCTGGGAACTAGAAGTTTCACTAAACATGGAACAAGACATTCGTCGCAAGCTGATTGTAGCGCCTCTATTCCGCTCAATCGACATGAAAACCAATGTAATGACCATTCCTCTAAACCCAGATGCAGGTTTAGCTTCATGGGCTCAGAACAGTGACTTTGGTGCTTCAGCTTCAGCTGGTGGTACTACTGCTACTACTACTGGTACCGTTGGTGTTGGTAGCCCACACGCAATCAAGGAAATCACCCTGAACGCGTACAAGGTAGCAACCAAGGAATATCTAAACTACGAAGAAGAAGAAGATTCACTAATCGTGCTTCTACCTTTCATTCGTGAAGCCATGGTTCGTCGTATTGCTCGTGCAATCGATCGCGCTTATGTGCAAGGTGCTGGTTCAGGTTCAGATCCAGTTAAGGGCCTAAGCCGTTATGCAGCCACCACAACTACCGCAGTATCAGCAGCAGTTGGTACAGCAATCACTGTTGCTAACATGCGTGCTATGCGTGCCAAGCTAGGTGTAATGGGTCTTGATCCCGCTGACGTTACCTTCGTTGTTAATAGCTCTGTGTACTACGATCTACTAGAAGATACTACATTCCAGACTATGAACCAGGTTGGTCCTCAGGCTACCTTACTAACTGGTCAAATCGGTCAGATTGGTAACTCACCAGTGTTAGTTTCTGGCGAACTACCAGAAAAGCCAGCTACTGGTACTGCTGCTGTATCAAGCGCTTGGGCCGCAGACACCAACGTAGGTGGTTTCGCTATCTACACAAACAACTTCGTAGTTGGTAGCCAGCGTGGTCTACGTGTTGATACTCAAGAGCTAGTTGAGACTCAGCGTCGTGTAATGGTTGCCAGTATGCGTACTGGTTTCACACAACTAAGCACTGCTTACGGTGCCGGCGTTGTAAGCTTACGCTACGCAAGCTAATATTTAGCTTAATTTAATTGACAGGAACTTCGGTTCCTGTCTTTTTCTAAGGGCCAACTCTTAGAAAAAGACAAGGAGAAACCATGGGCATTGACTTAGTTACTCTGGCACAGTATAAGGCCTATGCAGGAATTTCCAGTACCACTCAAGATGCTGCTATCTCTGCTGTAATTCCACGTGTAAGCGCACTGGTAAAATCAATCTGCCGCAGAACTTTTGTGGATTGGGTAGATGATTCAAAAGTAGAAAACTTTAAGGGCGGCGACCAGTTTGTGCTGCAAGAAACTCCTGTGTTGCAAGTGCAGCTTGTAGAGTACAGCTTAGACTACGGTGCTACATACTCTGAAATGACTGAGTTCACTGATTACGCATTGGATACAGAGAATGACAGCATTGTTCCGCTTCAGGTAATAGGATACCAGCCGGATTATTGGGACGGAGTCATAAAGCGCTCTGTTACTCCAACATTCCCAAAACGCGTTAACGGTTACCGTGTAACATACACAGCAGGTTACGAAACCTTACCAGAAGACTTGAAACTGGCTGTGCTGGACTTGATCAACTACTACATGCGCAATGACTCTGCTGTACACAGCACAAGACCTGTTAGCCCAAATACCATGCAAATTGAGTACGTTGCCAGCACCAACCTGCCTGCACACATCAAGCGTGTGTTGGATTTGTATACCTCCAGCTATAACTGATTATGAGCGTTAGTAAACTTAGTGCCACTTTGCAACAAAAAATACTAGATAGCCTAGTAAAAAATATAGATGAAGATATACAAAAAGCCAAACTGTTGAACCCTGGTAAACAGTTTGGAAATACGTTTATACCTAGTGATGTAACTACAACAAACATGACTAGAATACTAACAAACGTCAAACAAAACGGTATTTTTGGTAAAGAAGGTTTAAATGATATAGCAAAAGGTTTTGCTAGTATATCTAAAGATAGTAGCAAAGTAGGCTATCGTGTTATAGGAAAAGATGGTAACATTAGTAAACAAGCAGGGTACGCTGAGCTTAAAAAGCATTTAAAAGCGCATATACTAAAAGATAGGAACTCGGGTTTGCAGGATGAACTAGCATCTTTACAGCGAGCTGTAGTAGAACTTGCAACAGAAGCAGAAAAAGTTTTATTAGATCCAGATCTTTACGATAATTTTTTAAAATTTATTACAGATAAGAATATCTCCGTTGAAAAACCCAGTGATTCTGTATTTTATATAAAAAGTTTACCACATGCTACAATAAATACTTTGTTTAGTGAGTATTTAATTTTTAAGAAAAATAGCAAAGCACTAGTTGAATTCATTTCTGCCAATACCGATGCAGGACACTTACTGGGAATTTTTAATCAAAAATTATTCAGAGCTTTTGGAGCAAATGCCAATGAAGCAGACTATAATTTAGGCGAACTTTCTGTTGATATATTTAAAAATATAGACATAAATGAAGAGGAAGACAAAAAGAAAGTAGAAAAACTAAATAATACATTTTCAGCAGTATTTAATACGTTAGAGTACATAGATTTTTTATCGTCTTCATTAAAAACAAATCCTGAAATTTTTGTACAGTTATCAAAAGAAGTATATACAGACCCTTTAAACCCAAAATCTGCTGCTGAAATACAGGTAGCTATTGATAATAGTGAGATTGGAAGTTTATTACTATCAGCAGGAAAAAAGCTGGAAAAGTTAATTTCTGATACAAAAAATGTCAGTTTTATAACTCCACCGGGCAGTACTGTATCCGTAAGAAATCCCAAGTCTATTCAATTCGCACAACAGCTAGAAAGTATATTTAGTGAAATAGGTAAATTAGCCGAAGTATCAAGACAACTAGCTACTAAGTTGAGTACTGCTGAAAACGATATAGTTAAAAAATACGCTCAAAAAATAGTTGAGAGTTCAAATAAGTTTGGAGATATATTATTAAAGGCTGAAGGCTCTGACTCCGTATTAACTGCTATTAGTAAAAAACTAACTACTACTATGACTGGTGAAAAGTTGCCGTCTGGCGGCTACTCAAAAGCAACTGGACGTAATAAAACACCAAAACCGGTTACTAAACCTAAGATAAATAAACCAGTATTAAGTAAACCAAAACTTACTGGCATTGACTTTAAAATTGGTGTACGCAAAACTACACAAAGATTACGTACTAACCAAGGCAAATTCACCAGCTTGGCCAGTCTCCAGACCATGCTGAACTTGGCACTGGCTCAGCAAATTCAAAAGAACATGGGCACCGGCACCAGCAAAAATGTGTTGAACTACAGAACCGGCAGACTAGCTGAGTCAGCCCAAGTTACCAGCATGTCACAATCACGCGAAGGCATGATCACAGCCTACTACACCTACATGCGCAACCCGTACGCAACATTTAGCGAAGGCGGCGCTCAGAGCAGTCCACGCTCACGTGATCCCAAGACCCTGATTTCCCGCAGCATTCGTGAAGTTTTAGCAACACAAGTCAACAATCGTATGAGGGCTGTATTAGCCTAAACTTATGAGGTATCGGCCTAATTACCCGTTAACACTGCCTGTACAGTGGCCTCCCTTATTTACAGGAATAAGAAAATGACAATTGGAATTTATAGATTGGTATTCAAAAATACCAATAAATGTTACATAGGTCAGTCTGTGCACATAGAAAAACGGTTTAAAGAGCACTTATATAGTTTCAAAACTGCAATTGCAACCGAAAAGTTGTTAAATGCATACAAAGTGTATGGAACCCCTGAACTTGAAATACTAACAGAATGTTCTTCAGATGAGTTAGATGACTTTGAAGATGAAACTTTGGAAATCTTCAAAGATAATTTTAATACTTATACTTCTGCTAATCAAGCGCCCTATGGCAAAGGTACGGAATCTGGCAATAGTAAGTATAGTAAAACTCAATTACTTCAAGTTTTTGAACAGCTGACTACCTCTAAGTCATTAGTAGAAATCAGCGAGCTAACTGGTGTAAAAAAGAGTACTATATATAAAATTTCTATCGGGTTAAGCCATAATTGGCTACAAGAAGAATTTCCGGAAATGTACAGTAAAATACTAGTAGAAAACGTCAACCGAAAAGCAGCACAAGTTATTCAATCAGCATCACACAATAAAATTAACTATTGCGCTGCTGCAAAAGGTATTAGATACCCGCTTATACAGTCCCCTGATGGTTATGTATACAGAGTTCACAATGTGCAACAATTTGCACGAGATCACAATATTCCTAAAAGTTCTTTACATAGGGTACTAACTAAAGAATCTAAACAAGTAAAAGGTTGGACTTTATGTCAAGAAGAACATCAATTGTAAAAGCCCTTGCTGAAAAGTTTAAGTTAATTGACGGTACTGGTGTTTATAAGACTAACTTATACAACAATGCTTACGCACAACTTCGGTTCTGGGATGAAATTAATCAGTGGCCCGCAGTGTACATGTCACCAGGTTCAGAATCCCGTGAGTACCTACCCAGCGGTTTTACCTGGGGTTATTTAGGTGTTTCCATCAAAGCATACTGCAAAGGCGAAGACTCCCAGCAGCTCTTAGAAAGCTTGCTGGAAGACCTGGAAACCAGCATAGACCAAAATCGTGTACTTAAATACGATTCGGAAAACGGTTATGAAACCACAGAGATTTTAATCTCTTCAATTACAACAGACGAAGGGCTTTTAGCACCTTACGCTGTTGGAGAAATAAACCTACAGGTACGCTATCAAGTACCTTAATATTCGTGAAGTATCGCAAACGCAGATAAAAGTCTCGCCGAGCAGATTACATCACTCAGCCTAAAGGAATCACCATGGCATTAAATTTATCTAGAAATAGTAGAGTATTTCTTACCACCAACGTAGATAGCGCGGGTAAAGTGCAAGAAACAGCAAGCAACGGGTTCACCGCAGCAAATACTTATGAAATTCAAGTATTAGATGGGTTTACCTTTTCACAGAACACAAACACCGAAGCTGTTACCTTAAATGAAGCAGGTGCAACACCTGTTCGTGGTCAGCGTACTTTCAACACCAGTCTTGCACCTGTTGACTTTTCTTTTAGCACTTATGTACGCCCAAGAAAGTCCACAAACGTATTAGCCGAAGAAAGTGTACTGTGGGGTGTTTTATTAAATAATCCTACGTCTTCAACTTCGTTTACTAACGCAGGTTTTAATACTTCGGGTACTACCAACAGTACATTTACTCTTGCTAATACCAACAGCAATCAGTTAACTAAATTTGGCATGATTATGATCATTGACCAAGTTACCTACGTAATTGATAACTGTGCAATGAATCAAGCAGTACTTGATTTTTCAATTGATCAAATCTCAACCCTACAGTGGAGTGGATTTGGAGCTGCTATTCGTCAACTGACTGCTAACTTAGTGGCTACCACAGGTACTTTTACCGGCGGTGGTGTTACTGGAACCAGTAACTACACTCAGAAAAATACTTCAGCAGCTTTTATTGCCAACAAGCTGAGCACAGTTAAAATAACAGGTAATACTCCTAGTATCTCACAGTTTACATTACCTATTACCGGTGGTAGTTTAACTTACAACAACAATATTACATACTTGACCCCAAGTAACTTAGCTGTTGTAAACGTACCAACCACTTATTTTACAGGTACAAGAGCTATTTCAGGATCTTTCACTGCTTACTTAAGAACGGGTAGTACCTCAGATGCAGGCTACCTGCTAAGTCAAATGTTGGCAGCCACCAGTACCACAGAAACTGATTTTGCTTTAGTAGTTGACGTGGGTGGAGCCAGTGCTACAACCAAAGTAACTTTAAACATGCCTCACTGCAGCGTACAGATTCCCAGCATTGATGTTCAGCAAGTTGTGACTACCACAATTAACTTTACAGCTCAAGGTTATTCTGGTTCTAGTTACGATCTGGCAGCTACCTCTGATCTTGATATTACTTATACAGCCCCTTAATATTCTTTGGAAAATCTCACTATAATTTTCCTATAACAATCTAAACACAGCCAAGACAACCTTGGCTGTGTTTTAGCCAAAATAGAAAGCAGAGTATAATGGCTATTAATTTATCAAGAAATAGTAAAGTATTCTTTACTCTTAACATAGACGCAACAACAGGAGTTGTGCAAGATACAGGGTATACTCCCACCAACACGTATGAACTCCAAATTTTAGACGGGTTCACCTTTTCTCAAAACACTAACTCAGAAGCAGTAACAGTGTCAGAGGGTGGAACTTCACCAGTAAGATCACAACGTAGTTTTAATACTAGTTTGGCTCCAGTTGATTTTTCTTTTTCTACATATCTGCGCCCTTACAAAGCCAGCGGTGCAAAAGTAACTGCAGAAGAAAACGTACTGTGGAATGCCCTGCTGAGCTCAAAACCAATTGACACAACACCAGTTTCAGTTATTTTTGGTACAAGCGGCAGTGGATCGATTACTGGTGGTGCTCTTGCATATACACAGGCCACTGGAAAAATCACTGTTACAGGCACTGGTTTCACAGTTCCCGGAACTATTTCAGCCGGTGATACTGTTGTGTTATCAGGTATTACTCCCACAGGTACTGGTTCACATCAATCGCAGTTTAATGCCTTGGCAACTCTAGATGCCACAATAACTGTTACGGGTATGACGTTTACACTAGTAAACAACCCAAACCTTGCCAGTATCACACTTGCTTGTACCAGCTTAAAAGTAACCAAAGTAGCTAATATAGCTACTGGTGCTCAAGTAGATTTTGCAAGTGTTTTAACAGGTATTGCATCTACTGCCTATGCGTATGATCCAGCTACCGGCATTGGTACTATTACATTTACCAGTAGTGGAACCACTTTCACAGCTTTGGGTGCTTCAAGCGTAAATGTACCTTATGTACTCACAGGTATTGTAGATGCTCCTAAAACTTACACAGTTACACCTGGACTTGCTACTGCTCCTGGAGCTCCTGGTACAGCAGTGGCCAGCAACTTAAACGTTGCAGTGTATCTAGCAGCCAGTGGTGATAGTACTACAAGCAGTTTAAAACTGACTTTTTACAGTCCTGAAGATCGGTATACTGCAATGGCTTGGGATAATACAACAAATGCCAGCATTACAACAGTATCTTTGGCAAAAGCCGGCTACGCCGAAAACTTGCTTAATGCTTACGTAAGCACAGCAGGCAGTGATCAAAGCCAGTTACAAAAATTTGGTATGCTATTCTTGGTTGACAACGTAGCATATGCTGTTGATAACTGCGCGTTAACTCAAGTGACTGTAGATTACGGTATTGATCAGATTACTATGGCTCAGTGGAGTGGTCAAGGTACTGCGCTACGACAAATATCCACAGATACTTCAACAGCTACTAGTTCAGCTATTTTTAGTACTGTTAAGCCTGGTTATTTTTCTGGAACCACAACCAATGCCAAGCTAGCCGGAGCATATAAAGCAAAAAATACTTCAGCACCGTTTTTAGCAAACAGACTAACAAACGTTAAGCTAACTTCTCTTAAAGCTTTAAAGAGATCTGTAGACGGTACAACAGCAGTAACAGCAGGTAAAGAATTTAGTATTGCAGTTACAGGCGGTAACTTTACCATCAACAACAACATTACTTATTTAACTCCAACTGTTGTAAGTGTTGTTAATACTCCTGCTACTTATTTCACTGGTACGCGTGCAATTACTGGTAGTGTTACTGCTTACTTAAGAACAGGTGCAGGCACTAATGATGACATTGGTTATTTACTGGACGCTATTTTAGACTGTACAGATACAAGTACTGAGCCTATGTTTTTATACAAAGCTGGTATTGGTGGTGCAATTGGCTCTACCACAGCACCTTATATTCAGCTAACCCTGCCAACAGTGTTCTTGCAAGTACCCACAATTGATGTTCAACAAGTTGTATCTAGTACAATTAATTTTACAGCACAAGGTACTTCAACTACATCGTCTGTTGCAACTTACGATGTAACAAAAACCAATGATGCAAACTTAAAGTACTTTGCAGTATAATTGTTTTCCAGGAGGGGTTTGATCTCCCCTCCTCTTTTTCTCACTAATACAAAAGGATAAAATCCATGTCAGTTTCCCTATCACTAAAGTCACTGTTAGTACCCAGCAAAACAGTTGACGCCGAGTTTCCAGGTTTTCCAGGATTCACAGTAGAACTAAGTTTCCTAAGCCGTGAAACTCTGGTCTCAATTCGCAAGAAGGCCACCAAAACTTCGTTCAAGAACCGTCAATCCACAGAAGAACTCAACGACGAGCTATTTCTGCAGCTGTATGTTCAGGCATGTATCAAGGGCTGGAGTGGTTTTAAACTCTCATACCTAGAGCAACTGGCTCCTGTTGATCTATCAGCACAAAAAGACATGGAAGCTGAACTGGAATATTCAGAAGACAATGCTCTTTTCTTGATGAAGTCGTCAGCCAACTTTGATTCGTGGGTATCGGAGCAGGTTACTGACTTAAGCAATTTTCAGAAAGCCAGCGGCAGCAAGTAAACGAACAACTCAAATCATACTTTCAGAATAGTGGTGTGGGCATGACCCGTGAACAGTATTTTGAAATGTGTGAAATGATGGGGTCAGAACCCTTAGATTCTGAAATTCCAGTAGAATACGATGATCTACCGCTAGAAGCGCAAGAAGTCTTGCAGATATACAACAATTTATCTGACATGTGGGACTACATGGGTGGAAACTACATAGGTAAAAACCTGCAAAATATCCGTGATATTCTTGACATGTATGACGTAGAACGCCAAGATCACCGAATGTTTTACGAATTTATCTGCAGCATAGACCGCATAAGAGCTAAGCAGCTACAAGACCAAAAACCCAAAAAATAAAAAGCCTCCGCAAGGAGGCTTTTTTGTGCCTGCATGAAAAATATAACGTTGACCAAAAAACGCTCAAGTGTTATAATAGTGGGGTCAGCAAAGAGTACACGAATTCCGGTACCAAAAAGCCAGGAGAACTTATGGCAGGAAATAACACAGTAAAAATTGAACTGCAGGTAGCCTCACAGGGTATGGACCCTGCAGTTCAGAAAAGTCAAACAATCAAAGATAATTTAACCGCTGCTGGCTCAGCCATGGGTAAAGTATCAGCAGCTGGAGTAACAAGCACGGCTGGAAGTAGAACAGCTGCAACGGTACCCGCAGTGGGTACTCCAGGTAGCCGAGCAGTCTCAGAAAAAGCAGCTGGCCAAGAGTATGCAGCACAACGCGCAGTGGCGGGCACCACAGGTGCGTCAGCTAGAAATTTTGCAGCTGAGTCGCAAGGTTTAGGTGGATTAGTGCGTTTATACGCTACTGTTGCTGCCAATACCTATGCAGCTGCCGCGGCTTTCAAAATTTTGGGCGAAACCATGGATACCACAAACATGGTCAAAGGTTTAGACCAACTGGGTGCCGCCAGTGGCAGAAGTTTGGGGGGTTTAGCTCGTCAACTAGCAGATGTTTCAGATGGCGCCATCAGTATGCGAGACTCCATGAAAGCTGTAGCACAAGCTAGCTCAGCAGGCATGAGTGGTGCTTCAATACTACAAATGGGTGAAGTAGCTAAAAAAGCTTCACAAGCTTTGGGTATTAGCATGCCTGATGCCATTAGCCGTTTAAGCCGTGGTATTACAAAGCTGGAGCCTGAATTACTAGATGAACTAGGTATCTTTACAAAACTAGATAAGTCTACACAGGATTATGCACGTTCAGTGGGTAAGACTGCAGGATCTTTAACTGATTTTGAAAAACGTCAAGCGTTTGCTAACGCAGTGCTAAAAGAAGGCACAGACAAGTTTTCAAACATAAAAATGGACGCTAATCCATACGACAAGCTACTGGCCAGTATTCAAAACTTAGCTCAATCTGGATTGAGTTTAATAAATACTTTTTTAGGCCCCCTAGTACGCATGCTTTCAGAAAGCCCTACAGCTTTGGCCTTATCCATTGGAGCAATAGGTTTATCTCTAGTAAAGCGTGCTATTCCTGCTATTGGTGAGTGGCAAGCTTCCATGGTGAAAGCTGCAGCAACAGCTGCAGAAACTTCAAAGCGCATTAGTTCTGCTTATGATGATTTTGACATCAGCAAGAAAACCGAAAAAGGCATGAAAGCTGTTCAAGATGCCGCAACTAAAACAGCAGCCCACATAGAAAATGTGCAAAAAGCTCTAGCAGAAGGTTCTACTAGAACAGGTGCTTTCAAAGCTACAAAAGATCCTGCTTATGATCCTGCCGCCAATCAAGCAAAAATTGATAAATTAGTAGAAACCTCAGCAAAGAGAGTAAAAGACCTAGAAAAAGAACGACTAGATTTAGTTAAATATGCAGGACAAACTGAGCTAGATTTAATTGATAAAAAGATTCAAAAAGAGCAAAAACTTTATGACAGCCGTAAGAAAGCTGCCGAAGAAAATAAAGCAGCCATAGAGGGTCAGAAACAAAGTGTAGAAGCAGCCAACTACATGAATAGCATAGAGAAACAAACTCTAGAAGGTAAGCGTAAAGAAGCTTTAGCTAAACGTGCAGAAACCAAAGCGTCAAGTCTAGGCGTACTAGCAAATGTAGGAAAAAATGCTCAAGAAGTAGGAAGTTCTGCTGCTTTGGCTAGATTAAGTGATGAAGTTAAAAAAGGTGCCGCTGTTTACAATGAATTTGGAGAAGTAACTGCACGCACTACTAAAGGTTTAACAGGGTTTGCAGCTGCAACTACTTTAGCTTCAGGCACTATTAGAATCGCCGGTGTAGCTATCAGCGAAACTTTAGCAGTAATTGCTCCTTATGTAGCAGTAATTACTGCTGTGATTATGGCTTTTGAAGCTTTAGACAGTTGGTTAAGTAAAGCACAAGAAGAGCAAGATAAATTTACTGCTACTTTAAAAACAGGAAATGAAGCAGCCAAAACAGTAAGCGATACTCTTGAATTTATTGGAAAAAAGAAAACGGATGTTTTTGGAACAGAGTCTATTACTGCTTTATCTAATGCACTAAATGGCGTAACTGAATCTTTAACTAATCAACTAGACGCATACAACAAACTGCAAAAAGCTCAAGGCGACTGGGAAAAATCCTGGGATAAATCTTGGGATCGCATTGGCCGAGGAAATTACAGCAAATTAATTGATTCTATTAGTAAAGATATTCCTGCAGCACTATCGGCAATGATTTTAGATCCTAAGTTAAAAGAAACAAGTGAAAAATTTGCAAAAATACTAAAGATAAATCCGCAAGATATTTCAGAAACCACAGTTAAAAATGCCTTAGCTGCATTAAAATCAGACACAGAACGAGAAAAAATAGGCAGACAATTAAATGCTGTATTAATAGAAGCCAATAAAAATAATCAAAATTCTACTGCAGCTTTGCAAGGATTTGAGGCTGCATTGTCTACAGTTGGAAAAGAGGTAGATAATTTAAATAACAAGTTAGCATTTACAGACTCACAGGGTAAGCTGGGGCTAGGACTAATAGATGGAGCACGTTCTTTAGCCCAAGCTTTAGAAGACCCTATCAAAGGCATGGAAGCGCTATATAAACTAGCTACTGACGCTAAAACTTTGAGTTTATTGCCAACTAGTGCACGAGATGACTTAATTAAAGTTATACCAGAATTAAAAAAAGCAAAAGATGAATTTGAAACTTTAGGCAAAACGCTTATTGATACAAAAACTAAGATTTCCCAGATGAGTAATATATCTGAGAAACAGAAACAAGAATATGCAACAACAGGCCAAGCAACTAATATGTTTGGCAAAAGAATACCTTTAGCAGCAGAAAGAGCTGAAGGCAGCAAGGGAAGAGCTCAAGCAGAAGTTTTAGAATCTTTAAAACCAGCTCAAGATACCTTTGATGCAATGAAAGCTTCAATCATTGCCAATCAAGCTAAAGCTAATAATGTAGTACTCGAATTAACTAAAGCAGGTTTAGAGCAAATTAAAACTTCTCTAAAGTTTACTGATGAGATGGCTAATATATCTATTGCTAGAAGCAAGCTGGCTATTACAGCTGCAGCAGGGGGTCCTGTAGCCAAAGAGGAGTATAATCTTCGAAATCAAGAAATTAGTATACAAGAAAGACTAATCGAGGCAAGTTTTCAATCAGCCCTTAGTGTGGAAAGGAATACTCGTGAACTAGAAAGAGTATCTGCAACTTATGCTCTTGATTTTAATACAAAAAAATTAGCTGAATTAGATAAAAATAAAGTTGGAGATACCGCTGAAAGATTTGCTGTTGAACAAGCACTTATTAATGCAGCTAAAACTTTAGCTAAGTTGAATACAGTAGATGACCCTACCCGCAGAAAAGCTATAGAAGAAAAAACCAAACGCGGCGAAGTACTAACAGATGATACAGATAAACAAGTTGCAGTGGTATTAGAGCGTGAAAATATTATAAGAATGCAAAAAGATGCGAAACGAGCGCAGTCTAGAGCAGATCGAGAAGCAAACAAAGATAAACTTATCGTAGATTTAGCAGCAGAAGATCAAAAACTGCGAGATCAAAAGTTAAATCTAGAAAGATCTGGCAATGATTTAATTCTGTCAGAATTATCCAACAGAGAAAAGTTTTTAGGCATTTATACACAGTCCATTGCAGCAGAAAAGAAACGAGTAGAGTTATTGAATCTGGAAAATGCGTACAGACTTGAACAAAGTGCTAATCAGCGACAACAAGACTTAATTGACAAAGAGAGTGATACTGGTAAGAAAAAGAAGATGCAAAGTGACTTGGATAGAACTCGTTTTATTCAAGAGCGTAAATTTACAGCAGCTAAGTCTGGCGTAGAAACTGCATTTGATATGACTAGCTTTGCAGAAGCACAAAAAGTTCGTGCAGAAGCGGATGCCGTAAGTTTAAAGCTACAACAAGATAAAAATACTTTACTAACAGCGACAGAAGGTTTAGACGAACAACGTTTAACTGCTGCTCAAGCTTTAAATGCTATTGACGAAGTAGTGTTTTTACGTTTAAAAGAAAGCATTGAGTTAAAACGCCAAGAACGTACAAATGCCTTAGCAGTATTACAAGCCCAACAAGCACTAGATGCCTTGGAACGCGAGCGTGCCAACAATCTAGAACGCGACAAAAAAGTACAAACAGAAATTGCTCCTTTAGGCCTAGGCGAACTAGGCATCAATATAAATGATACTTCCGCCAGAGATCAGAATCTAGAAGGTAGAGTTGCAGCAGCAAAATCTGCTTTAGAAACCGCAAAAGAAACAGCCATTACACAAGGCGTTATTACAAAGTCTATTACTGAACAGAACGTAGCACTAGCTGAGCAGAAAAAAGCAATGGACCTGCTTGTAAGTACTACTGATTCTTTAAGTGAAATTTTTGCGAATGTAAAAAATGAGTTTGGTAATATAGGCACAGCTATTGGCACAGCAGCACAAGCCATGCAAAAAGCAGCAGATTCAGAAAAGAATAATGCTTTAACAAGAATCAAACTACAGGAAGACTTAGTTAATGCAAGAAAAAGCGATAAACCTGAAGATATTATTAAAGCAGAAAAGAACATAGCCGACCAAGACAAAAAATCAGCAAAAGATAAGTTAAACAATGATATAGCTGTATTAAATTCCTCAAAGAAAATGTTTAGTCAAAAGACTGCAGCTTACAAAGCTCTGGACGCAATTGAAAAAGTTCAGCACGTTCGCAGAATTTATGAAAACAACAAAGAACTAATCAGTACTTTATATACTGAAGGTAAAAAGTTATTTGCCAAAATCTTTACAGCAGAATCAGGCGTTGCAGCAACTGCAACAGCCGCTGCCTCAGAAATGGCCATCAACGAAGGTTTAATGGTACAAACCACTGCAACAGCAACACCTGGAATTTTTGCTAAGTTTAGTGAAATAATGGGACCTTGGGGCTGGGCAGCAGCAGCGGCCGTCGTTGCGGCAATTGCAGGCATGGGTGGCGGCGGAGGCACTTCTGTGTCTACGGCAGGCATGACTTTTGCAGACAAACAAGAAACTCAAGGCACTGGCATGTCCTGGGAAAATGGCAAAAAAGTAGAAAACGGTGGTGGCGTATTCGGCGACACCTCTGCAAAATCTGATTCTATTCGCCGTTCCCTGGAAATCATCCAAGAAACCAGTGTTGAAGGCATGAGCTACAGCGATAAAATGGTACGCTTATTAACCAGCATTGAGCAAAACATCGGCAAAGCAGCTGTTCAGCTTTATGGCATTAAAGGTATCAGAGGAGACAGTGGCTTTGGTACTGTAGAAGGCAGCAGCGGTGACAGTATTCTAGGCGGGTTGTTTGGAAGTAGTACTTCAACAGAAATCTTAGATTCAGGCGTTAAATTTGTGGGTAGTTTCACAGACTTAATGACTGGAGTTAGTGAGGCTTTCCAGCAATTTGAAACTGTAAAAAATACTTATACTGATAGTTTTTTCTGGAGTGATGATGTAACCGTAGATATTGGTAAAAATTTAAAAGAGTTAGACGATACAGCAAGAAGAGCTTTAACAGAAGTTTTTGATGGATCCGGCCAATTAATTGTTACAATGGGCAAGAAACTAGGCAAAACTCAAGAAGACGTAATTGGTATTTTGTCCAAGGTAAAGCTATCAGACAAAGATGAGGCCTCACTTCGTGGTTTAACAGGTCAAGCACTAACAGATGCTCTAGACGCAGTAGTAAGCTCTATTGTAGACAAAGCAGGCAGTGCCGTGTTTGGTGACTTGGTACAAAAATACCACAAGTTTGGTGAAACTTCTGTGGTAACAGTTACCCGTGTAATTGACCAAAACGAAAAAGTCAACTTGTCCTTGGAAAGTATTGGGTTGTCAGCCCTAAATGCTGAAGGGCAATTAACTGATTCTAGTATTGCTATATCCAATTCCATGGTTGAAGCTGCAGGCGGTTTAAGTAAGTTCTTAGATCAAATGGCTTTCTTCCGTGAACATTTTGTAAGTGAAAATACTCGTGTCAATGCAACTACCACTAACTTAACCACCAGATTTGCTGCAATGGGCCGAGAGCTTCCCAAGTCTCGTGCAGGATTCACAGCGTTAATGGATTCTATCACTGGAACTGACCAGGCAAGTGTAAACTTAAAACAACAATTATTTGATGTTCAAGAAGATTTTGATCGGTATGCAACAGGCTTGGAAAAAACAGCAAACCTAAGAATTAGTTTAATGGAAGCAGAAGGCGATTCTGTGGGGGCAACAGCAGCTCGCAGAGAGATCGAATACGCAGCTATGACTGATACTGATGCAGCTCTACAACGCAGAATCGATATTTTAAATGATGAAAAAGCTTTGGTAGATGCAAAGAACACTCAAGAAATAAAGATATATCAACTGCTTGGTAAAACTGCCTACGCAACTCAGTTAACACGTCAAAAAGAACTAGACGGCATGACTGAAGCGCAAAAGGCAAGTCAACGGTACATTTATGCACTGGAAGACGAAGCCACAGCACGCGATGCAGCTACTAAATCAGTACAGGCTACTATTACTGCTGTACAAGGCTCGATTAAAACTCTGTCTGAGTATTCTAGCAGTTTAAATACTGGACCTCAAGCTGCTTTAACTCCAGAACAACGTTTTGCTGCACAGCAAACAGAGTTCTCTAATTTATTGGCTGCAGCGCAAGGCCCTCAAACCAATGATGTTGAACGTAAAGCAGCTTCTGAAGCAGCAGCTAAACTTCCACAAGTTGGCAATGCCTTACTTGATACAGCTAAAACACTATTTGCAAGCGGCGAAGGATACACTAATGCTTTAAGCTTAGTACAAACTGGAGTTAGTGATACCATTACTAATTTACAAGGTACTGAATCACTTGCAAAAACACAACTAACAGAAATACAAAATCAAACCGGAGTTCTACAAAGCATTGATGTGAGCAGCAAAACCACTGCAGAATACTTAAAAGAGTATTTTATATCAGCCAAAACATCCGCAGCAGCTAAAGATGCTGCAGTTGCCGGCGGGTCACTGGCAGCAGCTGGAGCAGAACCTGCAGCTAAAATTATGCTTCCGCCCCCTCCACCACCTCCTGTGGCAGATCCGGTGGCTACAGCAGCTGCAGAACGTCAACGCGTAGAACTAGAAACACAAACAGCTTTAGCTCAAGAAAATAACCGACTACTATTAAAACAACTAGAAGAAGCCCGTGAAGCAACTCAAGCAACTATCAGAGCCAACGCAGCAGCAGTAGCCGCACAAACTGCAGCACTGGAAAAAGCAGCTCAACTGGAAACAGAAAGAGCAGCTTGGTTAGCCAACTTAAACACTGTTGGTAGTGGCGAAGGCGGACCCTAATTAGCCAAAAATGGTAGTAATCTACCTGTTAGTACTGGTGTACTAACACTAGTAACACTACTAGTGTTAGTACACCAAAAAGGAACCCCAAACTATGGCAGCTTATTCGCAATATTCACAAGCATGGTTAGAAGACAACGAGTCTATTAGAATAGTCTTGGTAGTAGCAGGCTACTATGACGTGGTAGCTGCCACAGAAAAGTTCGTGTACTTAAGCAATGCCTCATACACCACCACAGACAACGTAACTTTTAGTCCACTGCTGCGCAGAAACATAACCCTGTCAGAAAACTTAAACGCAGATGGCTCCGGAGCCATGACTTTTGGTGATTTGGAAATTGATAACTCCAACGGAGACTTGGACAGCTGGCTGGATCCAACAAAGTACATCTGGAGTAATCGCAGCCTTAAAGTTTACTACATAGACCCTCAGTGGGTTTTGGCTAATGTAAGTGAGTTAGACACCAAAGGTTTAACTATATTCAATGGTGTCACCGACGTTGTGCTGTCCAGAGCCAGAAATACACTCAACCTGATAATCAGAGACAAACTGGAACGCTTAAATGCACCTGTTTCAGAAGATAAGTTAGGCACTTACGGAACTTCTGAAACAGGCGGTCAGCAAAATCAAGATTCTATCAAGCCTATTGTGTTTGGTGAAACATTTAACACAAGTCCGCTGTTAATCGATCCAGCTAAACTAAAGTACCTTTTCAACAACGGCACCACAGAAAGTTTACTGGAAATACGAGACAACGGAATGCCGCTGCCCACTGCCACAGAAGTAACAGGGCTAACTTTAACTGTTGCAGTTACCAACGGTGTGATTACTGGCACACCTACCATAACCAGCGGCGGTTCTGGATTTGTGGTGGGTGATGTAGTATACATAGAAAACGCCAGTACATTAAACAGCAGTCTTACAGCCAAGGCTAAGTTTACAGCTAATGTATCAGGTACAACTTTAACAGTAACAGAGGTACTATCTGGAAGTATAAGTACTGGTATGACCATAACAGCTACAGGCATTCCTGCAGGTACAACTATTACCACAGCTGTGGTAGGCGGCGGTGCACAAGCCTACACACTTAGTGCTTCGGCAACCACTCCTGGCACAGCCCTGAGCATGGAAGGTTTAAATGCTGTAGCTACTTACAGAGTAGATGGGGTTAGCAGTGGAGCGGTTACCTCTGGAACCGTATTAACCGGCGGCAGTGGGTATACTGCAGGCTTAAAAACAACAGGCATTTTTGGTATTGCTACCACAAGAAAAACGAATGTAGTTGACTCCAGAGTTGGAATATTCATGCTGGCAAATCAACCTTCAGGTACCATTACATGCTCTGTGCAAGGCATGAAATACAGCATGAACTTAACTACAGGTGCTTTAGTATCCGGAACTTATACCAACAACATAGCAAACATTATTGCTTTAGTAGCCACACAGTATGGTGTATCTGCTAATCGCTTTAATGCGGTTACAGACATTGATTTAAGTAACTTTAACACGTTTAGCACTGCGTACCCACAACCTGTAGGAGCATACATAACAGACAACATAAACATTTTAGCTGTGTGCAGAGCTTTGGCCAGCAGTGTGAGCGCTGGAATATTTATGACTCGTGCAGGAAAGCTAAAGTTGTTAACCTACGGAGCTGGATTTACAGGAAGTGCAGTAAATCAAATTACCGAAGCAGACGTAATTTACAACAGTTTAAGCATATCTCAAAAACCAGCGCTTGTTGGTTGTGTTAAATTAGCATATGCCAAAAACTACACTGTGCAAACAGGTTTGCTGACCAGTATAGTGTCTGCACACAAAGACACCCTGGCAGAAGAATGGCTTACAAACACTGTGATTAATTCAGCAAAAATTGCACAGTATAAACTGAGCCAAGACGTAGCACCACAAACTACAAACTTAATAGTCTCCAGCGATGCTAGTGTGGAAGCACAAGTACGTTTAGACTACTACAGCACGCAAAAAACAATTTATAAGTTTACGGGTACTGCACGGCTGCTGGGGCTAGAACTAGGTCAAACAGTAACTTTAATCCACAGCCGATTTGATTTGTACAATTCTGGCAGTGGGCGTACAGGGCAAGTAGTATCTTTAGCTCCTAATTGGAGTACAGGTAGAGTAGAAGTAGAGGTAATTATTTAATGGCAACCGTTGTCAATACACGTAACACAATATTATCTGGCACACGTATTGCAGATAATTCCAAATCAATTGGATTAACTGCGGATAAGCTGGCTTTTACTTTTGATAGTGCAGGAGCTGTTAGCCCTGCCGGTCAAGTAATTGCATTTACTGCCTCACCAGTTCGAACCACCAACGCAATTACTTGGTCAACAATTCCCAGTGTAGCACTGTATAACGCTGCAACCGGCGGTGCAGCAGCAACCACAGAAACTGTGGTATACCTACGAGTAGCAGACTTTGGTACTAATCCTGCAGTTCAAGTAACAGCTACTATTACAGACGGCACAGTTATTACCAGTAGCTTAACAGCAGTGAAACAGCAAACGGGTATTAAAGGTGACACAGGCTTA